ATCTAACATCAACAGTGAATAAGTACCACCTCTAACCGCTGATGCCGAAGTAGAAGCTGCAATTACCTTAGAGCCATTCTCAAGCTCCATTGAAGTTTTATTGCAAGATTTAACACCCTGTTGTATCCATTTTGGAAGATTCTCATATGCCGTCTGAAGTCTTGATAGAATTTCTTTTGCTGTCTGAGCTTTGTTAGCAAGAATCGCAATAGATGTGTGCTCGTCAAAAAGCATGTTATGAATCAAGAATGCAACAGCAGTCGTTGATTTTCCGCTTTGTCTGGGCAGTTTACAAATATTAAATCTTTTCTCATGGAAGTTTTTAAGCATTTCTTCTTGAAAAGGGAAAGGCTTAAAATTTACTAGACCTTCATTAAGAGTTACGATTTTAATATAATTCTTAGCAAAATAAATCGGATCATCAGCACATTTTGCTAATTCAATAAACTGATCCTGAGTTAGCTCTACATCAATATTAGATCTTTTTAATAGTGGATTACCTAAATAATGCTCTTCTTTTTTTGGCATAAATTATTCACAATTCCAACGTCGTCTGGCTTTACAAATAGGCTTTTTGGGATCTTCGGAACAGCTAATATTATGCATTTTCATCTGACCTTCAGATCTACTACAATAAGATTTTCTGCGCTTTTTTCTTTTACCTGTTGGATTTTTTTCAGTAACAGCGGTTTGAAGTTTTGAACCTGGATGTTCTCTTCTGTAAGTATTCACAGCTTTTTGACTTAAACCATCAACTCTATCTTTACGATTTACTTTTTGCCAGGCTTCAGTGCCTTCTTTAACCTGAACTAAAGGCATTTTTGAATCAATAACACTTACTCTAAAAGTAAGAACTTTTGCACCCGGATAAACTTTCTCAACAGCGGATAATACTTCTAACTTCTTGGGAATTCTTACTTGCGGAAAAAACATTTGAGTGACAATAATCTTATTACGCCAGTTTAACATGATATTCATTAACTGGCCACTTTGAGATTGAATTCTTACTCCTTCTTGAATCGTCTCTTCTGATTTTGTTCCCCAATTAGATGCACCAACTTTGCGACATTTTACTAAAGAAGCACTTGAATATGCACTAGGCCAAACATCATATCGTGATTTAACTTTGTGGTAACAAGCGTCTTTTTTACTCTTTTCTTTTTTATCTTCTTTAACTAGATACTCTTCGGTTTTAACATATGTTGGTTTAGATGCTCCTGATTTTTCTGGTTGATTGGGATCTTTTCTATTCTTACGTTTAAAGGCTTTTTCTTCTTCCTTATCAGAAAGATTTCCTGCCATTTTAGAACTTCCACATTTTGGAGTTGATTTCTGTCCAGGCTGTCTTGCACATGGAGCACCAGCATAAGGACCACCAATCTGCACCCAACCCGGAACCTTTCTACCCGTTTTAGGATCTCTGCCACTAGATTTTGAAAACCAATCTCTTAAACTACTATCACCAGATTTTGTTTCTTCCTGAATGGGGGCATTTTCTACTTTAGAAAGTTTGGCATAATAATCCGGCCTTTCTGTTAGATGTTGAAGTGCTATGTTCTCAGCTTCAGACTTATCGGTAGTATGTTCCATTTCAACTTTAATACCTTTTTTCAGTTGTTTTTCAATTCTTTCAACTGAGGTATTATGTTTTTTAGCAATTTCATTAACACTCTTATGGGGCTTCATGTCACAATCACAGCCCATTTCTGCAAGAATACGATCTGTTAGAGAAGATTCTTTGAGTTTAGGGAGTTCAACGCCAATTTTACTTTTGACGAGTTCTTGATTGGGTAATTGTGCTCTCTGTTTTGGTGACATTTTTCTAAGTTTTTCTGCACCAACTGGAGGCTTCGCTTTTTTATGTTGTTCGGGATTAATTTTAAAACTAGCGCCTTCACTCAATTTTTCATCAGAAGATAGATATTCTGCAGCAGTGTCAATAAAATCAGTAGCTCTTGTGATTTTAGATTGAACCCAGGCAGGAAGTTGTTGATCGGATTTCTTAATAACTTTTCTTAGTCTGTTGACTGATTTTTCAATACTATCTAACTCAATGTGAGCCATGTAGCCTTCATCATCTTTTCTTTTGCCACTTTCAATCTCTTTATGATCTTCTGAAAATACTGACATTTTATGTAAAATTAATAATTATTTATCGTTTATTTGTGCTTTTACTAATTTTATTGCTTCCGCAGTAGTTCCCACGAATATTGCATTGTTTTGTGTGACATTTCCATTGTTATTATTGCTTTTATCTTCATCCATATCTTTGAGTTTTTGGTGAATGTCAATAATTCTCTCGGCTGATTCTACAGTTTGTTTTGATAATTGACCCACAACTTCATAGGCTCTAGCTGAATCTGTTTCATTTGCCAACTCAAGTGCATTGTCAAGAGCTTCTTGTGTCTTTACGATTGTAGCTTTAATAACACTAAAAACGTACTGTACATCAGCATCAAAAGCTGATGGTTTTTGATCTGGCAGAACTTCTACTTCTTTTTGTTCAATTTCTGTTTTTTCAATAATAGGTTCAATATTGAACGTTGCGTGTAATTCTTCAAACTTTTTTTGTTTTGGCATAATTATTCAAAAATTCCAATAAAAGAAAATGGATCTTGTGGTGCAATAAGAGCATTATCTATGGTAGTAATATTTAACACATCCGATCCTTTAATATGAAGTTTCGTGGTAGTATCATAGATTCCACGATCAACATTCAAAATATTTCCTTGTATTGATTTGACATAAAGTGTCTCATCATTAATTGAGATGAAAGTTTTTTCTGTAATGTTAGTGGAATCAGATACTTCAATAAGAGTATCAATATCAGATGAATCTTTTGCTAATGAAGTTATAACAGTTCCGGTATAATTTTTTGTGGCTTTTGGTGTTACTGTATATCTAACATCTTCAATTTTATTTTTACCGTCATAATCACCGGCTATAAAACCAAAAGAAACCTTATTGATAATATTTTTGGATGCTTCATTTTCACCTGAAATTGGAATAAAGAAGAAGATGTCCGCTGAGAATCTTAAAGTCCAGATAAGTGATCGTCTTGTATCAAAATTTCCTTCATAATCATCTTTCATATCAATTTCATTGAGTGTAAAAATTATATCTCGTTTCTCATTGATTTCATCTAGAAAGTCAATACTAACGGTATAGCTTGGACGAAAATATGGAAGAATCTGTTCGGCAATCTGAAACATATCATCCTCTAGTTTAGTGAAGATCCCCAGTTCCAAATATAAAGTATAAGCTATTGGTAAATATCCTTTTCGCGGTTTATTATTTTTATCTGGAGCAATAAAAGATTGTGTTGCAGTTGTTTGTCTTGCACTATCATACTTAATATTGATAATCTCCATTGACATTCTAGGAAGAGTGATCTGAATTGGTTTACTCAAATCGGGAGATTGTTCAAGTCTCGCTAGAAATTTTTGAGTTGGTCCATATGCAATTGGTACTCTTAATGTTGAAATAACTTCACCTTCATCGTTTTTATGTTTAATGTAGATATTATTAAAAAGTGTTCCGAAAGCGTAGATAACGCGTCTGAGTGTTTCGTGATAGAAATGTTGAAACATTAGATCTTACCAAAAATATTGTATTCTGTATCATCAATAACCTTATTAGCTTCCACCTGGATATCATTATTTTGTGCATAAGGATTGATAGAAATTCCAATTTGAGTGAACTCTTCACTCGTTAAAGAAGAAATTCCACTTTGTACTGAATATTGGGCTCCAGATTCTGCACCAGTTAAAAGCTCTCCTGACACAAAAGATCCGGTCATATTACCAACTTCAAGAATATTAGTTGGTTTATCCCATTTTTTAACTCTTGCGGAATTACCGGTAATATTACCAGAAACGATTTCATTAAAAGTAAATGTTCCAGAAGCACTATTGGAAGGATTGCTTATTGTTATTTGTGGTGGAACAGTGTATCCAATACCAGCCTGAATGATTCTGATTTCAGAAAGAGATCCATTTTGTACGATACCTCTTAGAATAGCTGGCGAGGATGCTACACCAATAACATTAATATTGGGTTCACCAGTATATCCGATTCCTGGATCTGTTATTGTAATAATACCAACAATACCATCAGCGATCGTTGCATAAGCAGAAGCACCAGAACCATCTCCTCCATAAAATCCAACTGTTGGAGCAACGGTGTAACCGAAACCAGGATTTGTTATTTCTACGCTTTGAACTCTAAAACGAGAAGAATCTGGCTCACATAGATCAACAATACCACCGATCATTGATGCAATGCCAACGGCTGTGGTTCCAGGTGAAGTGGTAAAAGCTACATTTGGAGCGCTGCGATATCCATCACCTCTATTAGTGATTGTGACGCTTGTTACTCCACCATTAACAATAGTAGTAATAGCCGAAGCGGTATTACCAACACCAATAAGTTGATAGATTTCAGTATAAATTTGATTTTTAACTGTCTCATCAATAAAGTCATATCCAGTATCAATGATTTCATCTTGATAACGAAAGAGTTCACATCTTAAAGCATAAACATAATTGTTTTGTAGTTGATAAAACGGAGCCTCATGTTCAACAAATTTAATTTCAAACAGACGATCTCCGAGAGGAAACCAAATTAAATCTCCTTCTTTGGGTCTTGTTGGTAATTCAATATCTGGGATATGTCGAATCAAAGGAGTGATATATGATCCAAATCGTTCCTTGGAAATAATAATATTGAGATCTAGTTCTGGCTTGATACCAAATTTACTTAAGAGTGTACCAGCTCCTTCATAGCCGTCATAACTTTCAATATATGCCTCTAAAGGAAACGCGGATGTAAATTTTGATTCAATAACTTCTCTAACAACCTTTCT